AAGGAGCCGGAAATCTTGCTCTTGGTAGCAGGGCCAACCATCAACACGCCTGGATCACCGCCAGCAGTCCAGCAGGCTTGGATAACAGCCTTCAGGTTAGCTTCAGTAACGGAACCAGCGACAGACGAGTCGGTAGGAGCTGCAACCGTGCCGCCAGAGTAGCCTGGGGTGGTTTGCGCAGTACCAGTACCAACTGAGGTCTTGTTGGTTGCCAACCAGGACTCAACACCAGCCAGTGTTGCGCCAGTGCCAGCAGCGCCAGCGGAAGATGCTTGGTTACGCACCAATGCATACTCCACATCGCGCTTGAGTTCCTTGGAGCGCTTGGACATTTGGTAGGCCATTTCACTTGCGCGGCCTGCCTTGCTCACTGCGTCCTGAGTACCGGATACGGATACAGCCTTGGTCAGGATTTGGCAGTAGTTACGCAGACGAACCGTAGGAACGGCGGTCTTGATAGCTGCATCATCACCTTGTACGGCAGCGTTGGTGCCTGCTGCGTCCAGTGCGTCGGTTTGCCATTCGTGGAAAGTGGCGGATGCTTTGCCTTTCTTTGCACGTGTGTAGAACGGCGTTTCGGTTGGGGAAATGTCGTTGATGATGTCGCTCAAATCTTCGCGATTACCAACGGCCTGAAAGGTCTGGAACGTGCCAGACGGTACGGTGTTGAGGATGTAGAAATCCAGCATCCCGAAAATAAACTTAAACATGGTCTGTCCTTTCGTAGCGCCTCACGGCGTTTACTTATTCGTTCGAATAACGGGCCAGGAATACCGCTTGGGCGGCATCAACTGAGCCTGTCTTTTTCAGTGCCTTCCGCGCTTCTTGTTCGCGGGTGGTGGCGACTGACTGCTTTTGATTGCTCCCAGGCTTCGATACCTTGGGCAGATTGGCTACCCGTTTGTCAGTTATCGGCTTGCCTGATTGTTGCTTCTGGTAGCGATAGGCGTCATGCAAGAGCTTGACCACACGAGGGTCAATCACCTGGGCGACTTCGTCCGGCGTAAAGCCGTACTTATCAACTGCGAGAGCATTCAGGGATTTCGCAAGGTCGCTGTTCCAGTTTGGAATCTCCCTTGCCAGCACCTTCTGGCCTTCCTCTACAAGTTGTGCCCGGTGTTGCTGCTGCTCTGCCATCTGCTGCTGCTGGATGGCTCCTATCTTGTTCGCTAGGCCAGTGCGGTTGTCGATCAAATCACGACGAGCCTCTTTGAGCCTCACGAACTCGGCTGGGTCACTCTCATACAGGGCATTCCAATCAACGTTCTGGTATGCCTGTAGCTGGTTATCCAGCGCCATTAACTGTGCGTATTCCGCGAGGTTCTGCTGTTGCAGCGTGGCCTGTTGCTGTAGCTGTTGTGCAGCCAGTTCAACCTGCTTGCGTTGCTCTGCGACTTCCTGCGTTTTCCGCGTGTAATCCGCTTGAAGCATGATCTTGTCTTTAAGTGCTTCAGGCACTTTGTAAGACTCGCCATCGACTTCGATCTCTACAAGGTCGGGTTCCGCCTCTTCTTCCTCGGTTTCGGCTTGTTCCTCTTCAGGAGTGCCTTCATCCTCGGCTTCCGGTGCTTCTTCCTCGTTATCTTGGGATTGCGGTACTTCCGGGGGTGTTTCCTCGGCTACAGGTTCTTCAAGCTGTTGGAAACGTTCTTCAATGCTCAACTCTGCTGGCGACTGCTCTAAGGCTTGGTCACTCATTTCGGTGTAACTCCTAAAGGTCTGTCCCTGCTTAAGTCAGGGAACGGCGCATCACTGCGTTTTGCCCAATAAAAAAGCCTCCGGAGAGGCTTGTCTATGCAGATTGGGCGACTGCTAGATTAGAAGCCGACAGCGCGTTTAAACTTGGTCAGCTTGGATTCTTGTTCAATCTGGATTTGGGCCATCTTGCCAGTTTCAATCGTGGTCTTGATGTTGGCTTGCAGGTCGTTCAACAGCTTAAGCATCAAGCGTAGTTCGTGCTGGCCTTCCCTATCTGCTACAGGGGAGGCTTCCCACTTCTCGATAATGGCTTCCTTCACCATGCCCAAGAAGGGGGAGAGTTCTTCCATGAGACGGTCAGCTCTTGCACCGTCGCTAATCTCTTGTTCCAGGCTCATACGCCTCCGTTAATAGGTTCACGTTGCATCTGCTCTCTATGCTGCATGGCTTGTAAGCCCATGCGCTCACGTTCCAGCTCAATCTCCGCCATCACCTTCTCGCGGTGTATCTGGATCTCGGCAATCATCTTGTCTCGTGCAATATCAATCTCGTTCTGTAGCTTCTGCTGTGCCAGTTGAAAATCAAGCTGTTGCTTCTCTTGCGATTGCTGGAACTCGGCTTGGTCTTTCTGGCCTTCCATCTGCAACTTCTGCTGCTCCAGCTTCAGCTTCTCCTGTACCTCTATCATTTTTGGGTCAGGTTGCGGCTGTTGCTGTGGCGCATCGGCAGGATTCGTCCAGTACTTGTCTCCATCCTTAAAGCCAGCGTTCTTGGTGAGTTCTACGCAGGCTTCATAGATATTCGTGGGGGTTGCAACGCCAATCGCCAGGGCGCGTTCCTGCACACCGAGAATTTGCATGATCTGAACCAGCATCTCCTGCTTATTGCCCGTTCCCAGACCTACAGAAACGGTCATATCCGTGCGCGTTTTCCATTGCCTAGGGTCTACTGGCACCCACTCGTTTTTAATGCGTGTAATCTGCTCTTTCTTGGAGTGCTGCAATAACAGCTTGTGAACCCCGAGGAACAGTTGTTTCACACCAGTTTCCGCAAAGGTGCGGGCAATCAGTTCCAGCCGCATCTGGGCCGCGCCCATGATCTGCGAGATACCAGATGCGGTCTTGTTCAGGCTGTTGGCGTCCATGCCCTGGTTGTACTTGGTGACGCCTGTACGCGTTTCCTTGATGGTGTCTAGGTATTCCATCATGGGGAAAGCGGCCTGCCCTATCGGGTTGGTAGGAATAGGCATGATTTCAGCGTGTGGCGAACCGTCTACACGTACTACACCATTAGGACGACTAACCAGCAGGTCATCTAGGTTAACCTTGTTGGAAATCGCTGTTCTGCCGTTGTTGGCAGCGTAGAAGTTGTCAAGGATGTTTCTGAGGATCACCGACTTGATGATTTGAATGTCTTTAATCAGGTCAGCCAGCGCACGGCCAATGTGTCTATGCGGCATGATGTAAGGCGTAATCGCGGCAAACGGTACAACGTCAGCGGTCTCGTTGGCGAATATCTTCTTGCCCACCAAGCAAATCATGCGGCGCTCAGCGATACCATCACCGTCGAAGTCCACTTCGTAGTAAGCCTCACGATAGACCACACGGCGGTTAGCGCCCTGCTCCAGGCCATCGCGGTAAATCTCATCCTCTGCGAATTCGTTGCGGGATAACCACTCTTCGCTCATCCACAGGGAAGTAGCGTCGTCCGGAATGTCGTCGTCTACGTCATAGCCCATCTTGCGAAGTTCGGAGATGGTTTTCCATGAACGATGCTCGAAGAAGCGGCAGGAGTTGGGGCTGATGTTTCGCTCATCGGCTGATACAAGTATCTCTTCCGGTGGGCATGGCTCAATACGCACTTGGCCCTTGGTGTTCTTACGCTTCACCTTAATATCGTGAAGCATGGGCACATTGGCCTGTAGCTGCTCCAGCATCATCAGCGCTTGTGGGTCGCCTGCTTCAGCCAGGGGCATGAGCTGCTCCATCTGCGGCTGGATCTGTACCAGGGCTTCTTCATCCGGATAGGACGTGTGCTCGATAGGCTCAACCTCGTCTGATTGCAGAATCATCTGTAATTCTGGGTCGGTGAGTCCTTGGTAAACCTCTTCCGTAACATCGGTGGATTCGTCCCACCAGAACTTCACATAGCCGTTCTTGTTGAGCAGCGCATCCTTGAACCATTGATAGAACACGAGATAGCCGTTGTTCTGGTTCAGGCATACGTGGTTAACGTAATCGGTCTCCTGTTCGGCTGGCTTCACATCCTCTGGGCCTACAGGGTCAAACTTGACGATCTCATCACCGGAGGCGAATACCTTCATGAGCGAAGGCATGACGGACTCAACGGCTTCTTGTACGTCCATGGAAACAACCGACGACCTGCCTTCTACGGCTGAGAGTTCCCTTGTCTTGTCGCCAAGGTATAGCTCCATGTTCTGGGCGCGTTCGTCCGACAATTGGCCTGCCAGATAGGACAAGGATGTACGCTCCTCATCTTCTATCAGCTTTAACAGCTCGTCATCGGTCATTTTCATACGATTCCTAATGGGGGGTAGTTGATGGGCTTATGGCCCCAATCTTCATTGCTCATGGATCCTGCGTTGATGGCGATGTACCTGATGTTGTCGCCACCGTGTGACCACTCGTCATGCAATGGCTGTCCTGGCTCGTTCGTTGTCTGGTTGATTGCGCGTCTGTAGCGCTTGGCACACTGAAGCAGGTAAGGCGTTTCTGGCTTGTTGAAGTACATCTGCTTGAACTTCATCCGGGCCTGCTTAATGCCATCCTCAACACTAAGTGAGGGCGTGATCTTCACGCTCCAGCCAAGTGCGCTCATGATCTCTTCCGCACTCTTGCCTGACTTGTAGTCCTTCTGCCTTGCGTCATGGGGCAGGTACATCGAACCCCAATTGAGCTTCATGTCCTTGAGCGTTGCCGAGTAGTAGTCCAGCGTCTTATGGCTGTCCTTGATTTCCTTTACCACGCGGATGCTGGATTGATGCGTCTGCACAATGCTGATAACCATCAGGTCGTTCCAGCCAAGGTCAAACACAACGTGAGCCTTGAGCATCGGGTCATAAGGGAACAGCCCTATGCGACCTCGGGTCTCTGCCTCTGAAACTTCGTCAAAGAAGATCGCGCCGGCAGCGGCGGGTAAGCATTTGCCTTCCCATATGTTGTCGTAGCCCTTGGGGTCGGTGAGCTTGCAATGCAACCGCTCCTGCTCCAGCACATCCGAGAACCACGGATTGTCCGTGTAGTTCATGCGAACGATCTTGCTATCAGGTGGGGGATTGGCTACAAAGCGTTGGTACGTTTCGTCAGTCTCTAGCTCTGGGTTGAAGCTAATCCAAATCTCTGAACCTTCTTTGCGGATAGTCGGTATAAGAACGTCCCACGAACGTTTGGAAACTGCATGAGCTTCCTCGACCCAGCAAATGTCACACCCTTCGTATGACTTGATGGAGTCAACGGTATGCGTTGCTAATCCGGAGAATGAGAACTCAGTGCCATTCTTGCCGCGTATCTCTGTTTCCAATACTTCGTAGAAGCCTTCCAGCCCCATAGCAAGGATCTGGTCGCCCAATAGCTTGTGTACCGATTGCTTAATGGACTTCTGCACTTCACGAGCGCAGAGAATGCGTAGCTTCTTGGTTGCGCCTAACAGTAACAATGCTCTGGCGAATGTCCAGCTCTTAGCCGAACCGCGCCCACCGTAAGCGCCTTTGTAGCGATACTTCTCAGTGAGGAGAAAGCCGAGCTTCTCCGGTAGTTCGATCATTTCGATTCAGGGGCAACCAGCTTGATAGTCAAGTTCTGTTCGATTGCCTCTCCATCGGCACCTGTAAGCTCTGTAGCGGAGAGGTCAGGCAGTGTCTTACGTAAGAGGATTTCAATGGCCTTCATGCGTGTTTGGGTCATTTCTGTTTCGTCTTTACCAAGCGCATGATTTTGCAAAACATTAACTAGCTGACTTGTTTGAATTTTTGTCCGCACTTCGTCTTGGTGACGAGGGCGCAATGTTCTAGTTGCCATTGCTCTGCTCTTTGTAATACTTGGCACTCAATCCGCACAAGGTTTCATCCTGGCGAGAAGTCACACACGCCTTTGCCGTTACAGCACATTTGCTGCTGAAGGGATTGTGATCCCGTTGGATCTGGTCAGGATGTTCCTTCCTGTTTGTGCAGTTAATACATGCTTTCATTTGCGAGTTCGCCTTTGGATTATTCGCGGTTAATGTTTGGCCTGCTTTTCCTTCTGCTCTAGCAGGAAGCGGATTGAGTTGATTGTTTCCGTCATGCAGCCGAGATAGAAGGGGCAAGGGTCTTTCTTGTATTCCTCAAGGCTGTGTTCAAGGTCTTTGTTGTACTTATCCAACTCAGTGCTAATGAAAAGGAATGAACCGGCTACCGGCAGAACGTCTTCCCACAATTCATCTTTAATCTCCAGCCCTGCACGATTTTCTGCATCTTCCTTCGTGCCGCCTGTGAGCTTTACTTCAGCTATCACCTTGGCTATCGCGGACTCTCTCATTTTTACCAATGTCTCCATACGCCAGCCACGATATGTAGGCATGTGATTAGCTCTACTATGCGAATGGCGATTAGGTATTTGCTCATGGGGTGGCTTCTAAAATTAGCTGGCTGAGCATGTAACAGAATGGCTCGCCGTTTCCTTCTCTTGGGTCTATGCCGCAACGCTCAAATGTGTGCAGCACAACATGCGATAGTTCGTGTGCTAGCGTGTGCGGCTCTTCAGCCCATACCAGATACGTCCACATGCCATCATGGCCTTCGCCAGCAGCCATACGGCCAACTTGTGCACACGTGAGAACATCCTCACTTGAAAATAGTCTGCGATGGCTTCTTTCATAATCGTCTTTAGAGGACGCATAGTAGAGATTCCCGTGATATGGGCGAAGAGAGAGCTTCTTCATTCTGGGAATTTGAAATCTATTCCGCAGTCAGCAGGTAGATACCTGATTTCTTCTGAGGCCAGAGCGCGTGCCACATCCTTTGCCTTCCGCTCATTGTCAAACTCGCCAATAGTTCCACAACTGCCAGACTGCCCATCTGATTCATATCTCGTTACAACATAACGAGTCACAGGGCGCACCTTGTATTCGATCTTCATGCTTTACCTTTCCGCATCCGCAGATGCCATAAATGAAAAAGCCCCAATTAAGGGGCAGTTGGTGCCTTCCGGCTCGATGGCGGCACAGACCATCTGTTAACGTGGAGCCTATCCCGTTTAGCAAGCTCGTAAGCTCAGGGGAATGGGTTATGGGTGCGCGTGGCCACGCCTAGCTTGCCTTTTACACTTTCGCTCTATGAGCCGTTTTAGGCTGACGTGTCACCTCTGGCGCTGAATTAAAGGCATCCAGCAGAGAACATCCAAGTCTGCAAGCTATCCAACACCCATACGGCTGATGACTGTCTTTGAGCATCCGGCATATTTGCCTACCCCTAAGGCATACCCAATCCCTCATCATTGTGATCAAGGGTCGCTGGCTCCTGCTTTGGGTGCAATCATCATGCGTATAGGTTATGGGCTGCCAGTGTGTACTTTACCGGCTGCGGCGGGTTCCCAAGGTTGCGCACTGCTCTTCACAGTGCTCCCGACCTCGATGTGCTGGCTTCACAGTCATGATTACCGACTGGAGAGGCTTAGTCATCCGTGATAGTACGCATTGCCCATAGCAAAGCTCTCTAATCCGTAAGCACCAGGGAGATAGAGTCTCTAGTGAGTAGAGGTGTATTGGGTTAGAGGAGCTTTGCGATAAGCAATAAATGAAATTGTAGAAATGCAAAAAGCCCCGACCGATTAGGGAGGGGGCTTTAAGGGTGGCTCATGAACAGTACAGCCCGTGACAAGGTAGCTGCTCATAAGCCTAGCGGCCTAACTACGACACATCTAAAAACGCAGGCAATAGGATGCCCACTGATACCGAGCATTGTACGAACGTACAGCATACTTGTCAAGCATTATTTCTTACTTCTTTAGAAAAATTTTCATGCCCATAACCACGATTGCAAATATATCTAATAGCAATGTGGTCTGCTCTGTACAACATAACGCTTGCGCCTTTCTCTAGATTGCATGACTTACACATAGTTTGGAGGTTGACTAGATGGCACTTGCCGCCTTGGCTAACTGGAATAATGTGGTCAATAGTTAGATTCTTCTCGCTGCCGCATTTAACACACACATGGCCATCCCGCTTGTAGCAGTCTCTGCGCTTCTTGGGGCTTATACTCAAAGCAATCCCCTCTTCAATAGCCCCGCCTCTAGAACATCTATGGCCTCCGCGTAGTCGTCCTCAATCTTCGTGCGCCTAGGCTTGAATACAGCGCGGATATGGAAATGAAAGATTGCATGCTTGAGGCGTAGGTCCATATCTTCCAGTATCGCGTCTACAGCGTGAGCAATGGTCTTGTCGAGCTGGTATTCGTTATCCTCAATGAATGATCCCCAAGCTCCTCCTGAACTAAAGCCTACGCTGCGGCTTGGGTAGCCTAGGCGGGATCTGGTGTCATCACGCTCCATCCAGGCGGCCCAGATGTTGAGATGGCTTTTTACTGTGTCTAGTGTGTCTGGTATTTGGGATGGGAGCATGGGGGACCTTTGCTTATTCGTCTTGGGTTAACTTCAGCAGTTCTTTTTCGAGATGCCGAATGTAGGTTCTGAGACAGCTATTGATAGCTGACAGCCCTATACAAACGACCAGCAACCATGTGAACCATTCTGGGAAAGTTATCGTTATCATCCATGCATCCTTTCTGAACCATGTTTGTTTATTGAGGGATAAAATCTACCAAAAGGTTTTTTGTTCATTCGATCACTGTGCTAATAGGCTGGGGTGCCGAGTATCAATCGCTAGCTGCCAGCAGGGCAGAAACCCCAACTACAATTGATAAAAAATGGCACATATAGAGCGCAAACCCTCTTCCATCATTCCCGCCTACAGGAACCCACCACGCATAATCGAAAGCTGCCCAAGCAAACATTGATGCCAGAGGCGCGAATACCATCAACAACCCAATAATCACGGCTAATACCTTCATCTCAATCTCCTTTGCTAAGTTGTTTACACTTCATCTTGTAATGCGCTATCAACTGCTTTAATTCTTCGTGTGTGTAGCGGTAGGTTCTGTTGTCGTTCTCCAGCGCTTCCACTCTTTCCACGCCTATCTTCTTAATCAGGTTGATGCGGTAGTTGGTAATGTTTCCGCTTAGCTTCCTGTTGCAATACTCGTTACACTGCTTGTGTACGTTGTCCTCATTGAATCTGAGGTGACTTGCTGCCTTCGTTGTCCGGTAATGCCCTGCTGCATACACAATGTTAGGGTTCCTGGTGCCACATGAGATACATGGCTCGTCCCTGTCCCGTAGACGAATGAACTTGTTGAACCAGAACTTGAGATCATCCTTCCTCTCTGTGAGCGTTTTGGCTTTGTCCTTGGCCTCGCGCGTCTGCTGCCGCTGCCTCTTTGCCTCTAGCCTTTCCTCTTTCTCCCTCTTCCTTCTTGCCGCCTCTGCTGCACACTTGATTGAACAAACCATCTGTGTGGTTTGGAAGAGAGGGAATAGTTGTTTGCATACAGAACATTTCTTTAGCTTGAGTTCGGTAGGCTTCAAGCTGCAATCTCCATCTGCCTGATTCCCCACTGCTGGGCCATGGCGTCCGCAATTCCCTGATAGGTGCGGCTGCGTTCCTTCCAGCGGTCGGGACCTGGTGGCATCTTGTGGATACGGTCCTCGCGGCCTTCAACAATGCTCGTGGGCTTGAGTGGATGTAGCCCTTTGAGCCACAGGCAAGTTGCCTTAGTCTCGCCGTGCCCGAACTGCCAGGGCTGAATGATCTGGTCTGGTTTTCTCCAGAGGCGCGACATGATGCAGACAGGGTTCTCTATGGCTATCTGTGGAATGTCTGCTTTCGCCAGCATCATGAAAAAGCTCACTGCGGCCTGTTGCCTGCCGTCTATGCGTTTTGCTTCGAAATGCCTTGCGCCGGATACGCTCAGATGGGTACATGGTGGATGCGCAATCATCAGGTCCCACGGATAATCCAGAACATCCCGGACATCGCCTTGATAGTGAGGCCCTGGCGCTTCCGCTGGCAGCAGGTCGCAGCTCATGGCTTCGTGGCCATTCTTGATAAAGGCATCACGGACAGCGCCGGAGTATTCGCAGGCAACGAGAACCCTCAAGCCGCCCTCCTCTCATGAAACTGAACGCCCATGCTTGCTCCGTCTGCGTAGACTTGCTCCAGGTAGAGGGCAAAGCCTTTAACCAGCAGGTCTTTAGTGGAGCCAACCAGAATGCGCTCACCATCTGGGCCTATGTCCCATTTCTGATAACCCTCTTTGCATAGCTCTGGGTCGTATTCTTCAGGCAAGCATTTGCGCTTGAAGTAGTCGTGCCAAACCTCTTGCGTGTAGGTTCTGCCGTTGATATAGGCTTGCTCGGATATGTCGGCTAATGGGCCAGACCACATGAGGCTGTTCTGGTCGGGCTTACGTACCTTCTGCTTCTCACGAATGACAACCTCGATAGGCTGCATAGGGTCTACAGGGGCTTGGTCAATAAGAAGCCGTGCAGTGGCTTTCTGCATATCGCCTACTAGGTGAATAGTCTTGGTGGGGTATTTGTCTCTCATGCGTCGTCTCTGCTTGCGAATTCGGAGCGCTCTATGGATTCATAGATAGAGGCGATACTTTGTTCATTAGGCTTCTGTGCTAATGGGCTGGGTTGCGGACTTGAAGATATGCGGGATCTTGCTATTTCAAACATATCCGCATCCTTCTCAATTCCAGTGAATGTTCTCTGCAGGTCGAAGCAGGCCACTCCTGCAGTCCCGCTACCCATCGAGTTGTCCAACACATGATCTCCCTCATTTGTGTATGTGCTGACCATATACCTAGCCAGCCAAAGAGGTTTTTGCGTTGGGTGAAGATTGCAATGCTGCTTGTCGCTAGGGCCTTTTAATACAGTCCTTGGGTATCTTTCTGTTGAGTCATACATGGTTGGTTCGAATTTCTGCGATCCGTAAACTGGCGTTTCGTCCTTTACCTTGATCGCAGTTTTGCGCTCGTGCCCACATGTCTTTATCGGGTTGTATGTAGGCTGTTTCTTGAAAAAAACCAAAACACTCTCATGGGCGCGCATAGGGGCTTTCTTTGCGTTAAGATGCCCTGTTGGGTGCGTCTTCTCCCATATCCACTCATACCGATACAACTTATGGTTGCTCATAATCAAACGGCTTGTGAATGGCTGCGCCGCGTGGAGAACTATCGCGCCATTAGGTTTAATCAAGCGCTCATACTCATGCCACAATTCCTCAAGGGGGATAACTGAATCCCACGGGCATTGAGTAGTGCCGTATGGCAGGTCTGCATAAATCATGTCAAAGCTGCAGCTATCAT